GAAAAGTTTATTGGAATACCATTCATTATCATCCCACCAGTTATAACGGATTTCTACAATAAACCCATCATCATTCTGATTGATGTTATAAGTGGCACCAAGTTGCTGTACTTTGTTGAGTAGCAGGAGAATGTCAGTTGCTAGGATAGTCATAATCAATCAATCAGTAAAGAGGGCAGAAAGTACCACACCAACCACGAACCCATTGTAGAGTTTCATCGTAGGAAGTGCGGGGTTTCGACATAGGCATCGACACATTCTTTTCGGGATTATATGCGATGGCAATGAACTTGTCTTCAACTTGTTGAATCCACATTTGATTCACTTTACCTTCTTTCCAGTTGGTGTGGTAGTGGTAGACTTGATCCATGATAGTGTCGTTCATACTATAGGGGCAATTTAAGAGCCCCCATGTTAGCAACTCTTACCAGGTTCCTCTCTGAATGTGGATTTTGCGGACTTCCTGATACAGAAAACGCTGAAGTTTAGGGTCGGTAGTGTTATCAAAAGCATAATACAATCGGCTCAGGTATTCATCTTGTGTTGCTCCTATGTTACCATCACCACCGATGTCATTGAGTGATGAACCTGCAGAAACTTTATTGCGTCCGAAGTTGCCAGACACACGCCCAGTTGTCCTCAGTTTGGGACGAATCTTTGAGAGATTTGAGTAAGTCATCAGTCTTCCCAGTAAGATGTAAGCAGATAAAAACTCAAAGAATAACCCTTGAAATGAAAATCCACACCAAACAGATGATCAGGTGCGAAAAGTGTGGTCAATACTTTAATGCCAGTGTAAGGGCAGGGACTATCATTCTCATACATCAAATGAAGAAAAGTGATGCCTTTGATGATAAGAAACTGATAATGTTTGTCAATACGGTCATCCCAAACATATTTGTTGCGTTGAAAGAGTTTCATTGTGTTGCTCATTTTGCGTACAAATATGACCCGCTCCAGTCTGCATTTTCCAGCAGATACTCACGATCTTTGATCAATCGCAGATCATAACGAACACCTTTCGCAGGAGATTTCCACGACTGTGACTTATACACTTCGCCAGAATTCTTGTCTACAAATGCGTGAACTGAACGAGATCCACCACCATCAACAAAGATGACTTTGTGATACTTTTTACCAGTCTCTACCTGATAATCAATCGGGCAAATACCATTCTTGAGTTCATCAATCTTCTGCTGATGATGCTGCGACTGAACAGAATCAGTGGTGTCGTAAGTATAATTCAGATTCTCAATCGCACGTTGATGCCCACGAATAGCATACTGACGATAGTTATCTTTCAATGCTTCAATCAGCAGCAGAGTATTCTTGAGAACATTCTCTGCAATAGTTTGTTGTGCTTGTGCTTGCATGGTAGTGTTGCTCATACTACAGGGGCAATTTGAAGGCCCCCATGTTTGCTTCAGAAGTCCAAATAACCTTCGATTGCTTCATCAATCTTCTGAGAGAGTGAAGTAGGAGGCAGAATAGGAGTGACTTCACCAATCTCACACTGGTAATAATCACCCAGTTTCAACTCAATCATAGCACCATCTGCACCTTCCTGATAGAGTGAACGTGCAACTTCATCCTCAACAACTACAACACGACGTGCAGTAAGGTCAATAACCAGCAGGTAATCGTAGGTAGAGAGTTGCTTAAAGTCCTCTACAGTTTTCTTCTCAGACAGGAAAGATTTGACCTTAAACTTCTTCGTGGCATGAACATCTTTGCGTTTGTAGAAGAGGTTTTGACCCATCTTCATCTCAATTTTGATGAAGTTGCCATCAACATCTTCCCACACAAAATCATACCCAGTCTTGTCAACGCGTACAAGATCGGAGAACTTTGCCAGACCTTTTTCTACAGCAGTGGCACGGGCAAAGTTATCAGCATTGGAAGAGAATCCTTTGTCGGAGTAGAGAGAATCTACTACACCGAAAACTTTATTCCAATTCACACCATTTTCCAGGTGGTCAATAAGATGAGTCATGAGTTTGCTTGTTATGTAATAGGGACAATTTCAAGGCCCCCATGAAATACTTTTGAAAAAATCTGCAATTTCACTGCGGGGGATGGTCTATGGGGTCTGTGACGTGAAATTGCAGAAAAATCAGGTTTTTGGTCTAGTGGTGGACAGGGTTCTCAGTGAGACTCACCTGCGAACAGTGCTGATAGCAGGTTCTCCCTTCTCAAAGATCGTATCAACAACCGACTGAACTGCGCGGGCAGTAGCAATACCAACCTTGCTGTAGACTGGGATACACACAAGACCGAACGATTTGCTATATTGTGCCAGGTTTCCAGGTTGGATACGTCCATCTCGCAGACCTTTGGCATCATCATGATGCAAACGGATGCAACGTCCAATGGTCTGACTGATGCCAATAAAGTCCATATTGCGAAGGAAAAGAACTGCTTCCAGACCAGAAACATTGATACCTTCTGCGAGGATGCTATGGTGCAGAACAACAAACTTCTTAGCATTATCCTTGCCCCATGCACTCAGAGTGTCAAAAAACACCTCACGATTGACCTTCTTGCCATCAATAACTGCACCCGTCTTGGCAGTAATATACATCCAAGAATAACCTCGACATTCCAACTGGAAGCAGAAATCAGTTTCAGTCACCAGAGAGACAATTTGCTTGGTTGCCTTAGCGCAAATCAGAATCTTGCCAACCTTGTTGTCATCAATCGTTTCCAGCAGATTCTCAGAATCTCGGTCAAAGTTAGTCTGCTTGCCCTGTACCATCTGCAGTTGCTTGACGATGACTTTGGGAGGCACAATGTAACCACCTTCAACCAACTCAGGAGCAGGAACTTTGCAGATCACTTGACCATAAACAGCAGCATCATTCATCCCTGGTTTGCCTACAGCAAGCGAGTGCTTTGGGGTCGCAGTAAAGAAGTAGCAACGACGTGCATTAGCAGCAAAGTGCTCAGTTGCAGGGAAAAAGTGACGTTGAACCGAATTATGTGCTTCATCCATGTAGATGGTATCTACATCAATCTCTGCCACTTGAAGACGCGACAGAGAGTTGTAGGTGGTTACAATCAGTCGATGATTGTTGGCATTAGCATCAACCCAGTTGCGAATCTCTTGAGGACGAGTAGAAGACTCGTGGTGAGTTTCTCCACTGTGAACATGAAACACCTTTGCATTGGTGATGAACTCTAGAAACTCAGAAGAGAGTTGCTCAGCAAGCAAGATGCGAGGAGCAACAACAACAATAGTCTGCGGAGTTTCAGACTGCAACTCGCGCAGAGCATCATAGATCATCGTTAAAGTTTTTCCTGCACCAGTAGGTTTAATCAGTTGCCCTTTAGAATACTTCTGCATGGCATCTACACCTCGTTTCTGATGAGGACGAAGTTGAAGTTTCATAAGTTCCATAATCTAATAAGGGGACACTTTAAAGGCCCCCATGTTTAATTTGCTTTTTTGAGAATGACTATAATTTCATCTTTATTCTCAGTGACACTTGAGACAAAATATCCATCGGCAAGAGAGTGCATATCGTGGTTGATTGTCGTTTTTAATTGGTGGCAGGATTTGCATAAAAGTTGGCATTTTTTTGCTTCTGGTATGAGTTTATTTTCTAAACTACTTTCAAGTCTTTTCCCTATTGTAAAAGACTTTTGTTTCCTATCAATGTGATCAAATTGTAGATTTTCAGTTATTCCACATCCCACACATTTACCACCAAGCAGTTCTATTAAATATGCTTTATTTTTTGCTTTTCTTTCTTTTACTTTTGCATTGACATAATCTCTATTTTCTTCTTTCCATTTTTTAGTTTGCTCTTTATATCTTTCTGCCTTTTCGGGGTCTGCCATTTTTTTAGCATACCTTTCCTTTTCCTTTTGTTTTTTAAGTTCGTAATCTTTATATGGCATAGTGGGGGCAGATACTATTATTATTTATAAATATCTGCCCCATGTTACACTATCAAACTACAGGAATAAGTTCCTTTGGCATTGACTGATTCTTGACAATCTTTTGGGGGATTGACCCAAGAATGTTGTATGGATCAATACCACGAAGAATCATCCTTTTAGCAGCATATTGTAGCACAAGAGCATCCATTTCCTCAAGTTCTTTGATGGTCTCTTTTTGTCGTTTATCAAGTTCTTCATGAGAACAAGCATCACTATCAAAAAGTGCAAGATTCATTGTGGTTTCATTATCCACAAAGTTTCTCATAATTTGAGGAAACAATCGTGCGGTGCGAGTGGCATCTTTTGTGTTCAAAAGGTCGGCACCAACACCAATCGTCTTCAGGAATGTTTGGGCTTCATCCCTATCATAAGACTCAATTACACCCTGACGCTTATAGTGTTTGATGACACTTTGAGCAATAGCATCTACCTGTTGACCACTGAAGTTATGATAGAGAGTGTTGATGTATTTGACGATTGACTGCTTGTGTCGTTTGCGGTTCTCAAATCGTTTACGACACAGTTCAGCAACTTCTTTTACAGTGTAAGGCTTCTTCCCATCATCGGCATTTGCAGACATTCGGAGGTCATCCAGAGCATCTTCAATTCCAGTCTGAAACTCAGTGCAAGTGCTCTGATCAAACTCATACTCAGCAAATACCCATTCAGTATAACCAATCTTCAGGAGTTTTTTAACACGACCGAAACCATCGGCAAGGTTTTCTTCTGGATAGATAGATGGGGTTTGTTTTGTTACATCAATTCCACGTTCAAGTGAAATCTCAAGTGAATCTCGGGATCCAGTTCCACCTTCAGTGCCACCAATTCGCACAGAGTTATCTGTGTTTCCAGCAGCATCTTTGGTGTTGATTTGTGAAAGTTTAATCCAGCGGTATTTGGAAAACTCCCAACCAGGATAGGAGACTGGTTGAGGCAGAAGAGCCTCTACTTCTTGCCGAAGATTGAGCGGAACGCTACCCTTCGGAAGTTCAATAAAATTAGACATGATTGATTGTGCTAAAAGCAACTACAGGTGTTAGTTTAACAACTTTGGGAAGGGATGTCAAGCCCTGGAGATCACCAGTTCTTGGCAATCGTGAAGTTTGCGTGAGAGAATACCTCACGGTCAACTACTTTGTAAGATCCAAACTTGTTGTGGATGACATAACCTTCATGAAAAGTTTGCACATCATGAATATAACATTCAATCTCATCCTCTTCGTGAATGAACAGGAACAAATCGTCCTTGATAGACTTCACCAACTTCCACAAACGGATCAGGTTCTTGTCACAATCACATTTTTCTGCAATTTCATCCTCATCAATGACCCTTTGCTCGCGGATGCAGGCATTGATCTCTTTTTTGATTTGTGAAGCAATGCGATCACTCACAAACTCACATAGAGTGCTCATTTGCTTGGCAAACTTACACACATCTTCCAAATCCTCACGATAAGGATTCAGAGACACTGCAGGTTGCACAAACAGCACAGTCTTAGTGCTCACAAACTTGCTGGTGATAGGGTGTGCTACCATCTCAGGCAGTTTATCACCAGTGTAGTAAGTGTGAGGACAAATGATAATCTCCTGACGCACAATCTCAGGAAACTTGTAGGTAATGGTGTTGGGTTTGAATGTATCCAACCCTTTACCAAAACCAATCCAATCACCCTGATACACTTTCTTAGTGCGAGGGAGAAACTCCAGGCAGTAGATGAGGATTTGCGTTACACGAGGTTGACCACCAAAGTGGGTAAAGATGTCATCCTCGGTATAACAAAGTCGAATCTTTTTCTTGTTAAATGCTGCCTTCGTACATACGAAAAACTTACCATTCTCAGGATTAGTTCCCCACACAATAGCAGGAGCACCGTCCATCTTGGTGCTGATAAAACTATCAACCTCAGAGAACCAATCAAGAACAGATAGATTACCCGTCAGGATTTCATCTTCAGGATGTTCTAGGTGCTTGTTTTGCATCGGTTGCTTGCTCATAATATAAGGACAATTTCAAGGCCCCCATGTTTATGGTAGAAAAAAAGAGGGATAAACCCTCACTCAACGACTTGATTATAAGAGTTCTTAATCTTATCAACCAGTGCAGTGCGTTGTTCACCAGTCAAGAGATTGTTGCGGGTGAAGTTAATAAAAGTCACAAGTCCAACGATTTCAAGTACACCGTTAAAGACAGGGATTGCATCAACAACTGCAACAACCTCATGAATTAGAAGTTGTGCAACAATCACAACAAACAGAATAGCAGTTGAAAGACCCACATTCTTGAGAAGTTCATTAGAAACATTCTCATTCACGAAGTTCTTAACCTGTGCGATTTTGTCTTGCATTTGAGATTGATTGTGGAGCACCGTGCCCCTTACATCATAGGGACAATTTCAAGGCCCCCATTAGTTATATTTTACACTATTTCCACTTTTACGTTTTGATAGATCTGGAAGATTGGCAATTCCTTGTTGCTCAGGACTGCTGACATATTCAATCCACCCTGTCGCAATATACTTTTCTCTTTTCAAAGGCGGATTTCCCCTGTGCGTATGAGTAAAATAAGCAGGGAAAAGAATAAAAGTTCCTGTTTTTGGTTTAATTCTTAAAGATTGATACAAAAATTCAGTTTCACCACCTTCCTCTATATCATTTAGATATAGAATCCAAGATAAAACTCTAATATCTTGTGAGCTATTACTTTCGCAATGCCAAACATGGTAACCTTGACATGGAAGAGTTTTTTGTATTTTTATGTGTCTAGATCTATGAGATTGTATTGTTTGTAAAACAGAATATTGGTGATTATATAAAGGATAAAGGCAATTATAAAATCGTTCATGATAAAATTGTATTATATCCTCAGACCAATCAAAATCTATCAAATCAAATGATGAAGAATGATTTTGATTCATACCTGATACTTTTCTTTTATGCGTATATCCAAGTTTATCAAATTTTTCAAACAAACTTATTACATCATCACATTCCTTTTTAGTAAATGCATTTTCATATATCCCTATAAAATCTTTAAATTCATAGTTCAAATTACTAGGATCAAATTCAGACATATCTTATAAGTTACCAAGTTGTATATTTATGTTTAAGTTCAGACTCTTTCTTTTTACCAGTTGATTTAAGAACCAAATCTCTAAGTTTTCTTTGTCCTGCCTTAGTAATTCTTGCTCTTTCTGCTCTACTCATACCTACAACAGGTCTCTTAGGTTGATCAGCAGGTCTCTTATCTACTTGAGTTGGTTTCTTTGTAGTCAGTTTCTTTGCTTGTGCAGATAACTCTTTTGCCTTTGGTTTTTCTGCTGGTGCAGATGCTCCTGCTTTCTTTGCAGCAATTCTTGCCAATGCTGCCTTCTTTCTTTCTGCTTTTGCTGCTGCTAATTGTGCTTCTCTTGCACTTCCACGTTCTTGTGTTGGTGCTTGAGTTGAAGAACTTCTCTCTGTTGGTTTTGTGCGTGGTTTATATTGTGAAGGTTGTCTTTCACCACTTGGACTTTTCTTCTGAGATTTTCTACGCAATTCGGGGACAGTCTTTCTACGCTCAGAAGGATCTTTGACTCGTCTGACTGTTGCTGAACGCATGAGATCTGCATCATATGCTTCAGCTTCTACCATGAATTGTTGAAAAGTCTTCATCTCTTTACTTTTTTTAAGTATTTATGAAGTAAGTGTTTTTGTTTGCATAAGTATCATTGCATAAAAAAGAGGGTTTTGCAACCCTCAATGTGACAGTATTTCAATTGGCACATTTAACAATACTTGAAAGATGAGGATGCTTTATAGAATGAAAAATTTTTGTAATCTACCGAATAAATCTCAGATAGTAATTTTTTAGATTTATTTGTTAATTTGATCAGACTTTCATCGTCTATTTTAGATGTATTTAATTTTTCTATTTCAGTTATGTTAATTTTCTTAAGGTCTTCAATCAAATTTTCATATTTGATATAGTAATCAATCTCCATATTTCCATTTTCGTCACTAATAATCCAACTTTGAGGTACTATCCACCTGTTTATATCTTTTGGATTATCATAAACATATTTCACATATTCATTTATATCCATGGAGTTACAAATATCATAATGATGATGTTTTTCCAATCCTTCTTCGCCAGTAACAGAGAACCATCCACTTTCATCCATTCTTGCAAATTTATATGCAGAAATAAATCTATCAATTGGATCACGAACTACAGTGAACTTAGTATATTCTTCCCAGTAATCTCTATAATGTTCTTTATATTCTGGTATTGTTTTATCAATAAAAATATTTTCAACTCCCATTGCTTTCATAATTGAAGTTCCAGCATTTTTGGGGATATGAATGAAAATTAATCTTTTTTCGTGATTTATTGTCATTATCAATTATAACTCAACTTATTGTATTGATTTAAAATTGATTTTATTTTATTTTTTGTTATGGATTGATCCATACCAAGATATAAATTATCTAACTTGGAAATTTTATTACTATTCGTTATTTTATGATAATAAAATTTTGCAGCACCAAAAGATTGACATGCATCATTTGCAATTGGATCAACATAGAAATTTATTTGAGGAAAGTTCTTTTTGATTTCATAATTTCCAACTACATTTAATGCACACCCACCAGAGAAAACAATGTTTTTGCAATTAGTTTTTTCTATCGTATATTCAATCCTTTTCAAAAATATTTTTTCCAAAGATTTTTGAAGTGAATATGCCAAGTCTGCTTTTTGTTGAAAATCCATATTTTTCAAATGTGGAAACAATCTCGTATTCAAGGTTCGGTTTGATAAAAATAAATTCATGTTTGACAAAATACTATCTTCACATAAAATATCAGGAATGTTACTATTCAACTCTCCATATGCGGATAATCCCATAGTTTTTCCTTGACCACCTATCACATTATATCCTAAATGATTGGTAACTATTCCATACATAACTCCTATATCCATATGATAATTTAAATCAACGTCATAATCAAGTGATTCTCTAAATTTATCAATAAAATATTGTTGCTCTATATCAAGAAAACTTGGAACACCCCATAAATTTTTATATATTGGTTCAAAGTTGTTTGGATATTTTGCATGATACAACGAAGTTGTCTCTAAAAAATATAACTTATTTTCCTCATCTCCAATGATGTCTCCCCAACCATCTATAACAAGACAAGCAGATTCTTCAAATCCAGATCCGTAAAAAGCAGAAGATGCATGGTAAAGATGGTGATTGCCTTTTTCCCAAATTAAATTTTCATATTTTATCTTATTTAAATCTAAAAATTCACATATGGCTTGCTTATCTTGTTCTCCCATATTTGAAAGACACAGATAATCAATTACTTTAGTATAAGTGGATATGCAATTGAGCATTTTATATGGTTTGGAAGAATCATTTTTTATTCTACTTACCCTTTCTTCTTGCAACAAGAGTAAAATCTTTTCATCTTCCAAAATACAGATAGATGCATTGTGATTTTGTATTGAAATTGAAACTATAATCATAACTATCTTTTCTCAACTAAAAGTTTACATTCTGGAAAATACAAAAAATTTAATTTTGAATTATAGATTGTTTTTATTGCATCTTCAACCGTTTCTACGATAGGATCTCCAGCTAAGTTAAATGAAGTATTTCCAACTAATGGAATATTCGTCAATTTAAAAAAGTCTTCTATTATAGAATAATAATTAAAATTATTTTCTTTAGTCACTGTCTGTATTCTACATGTGCCATCAACATGAATAACAGAAGGAATGAGATTTTGTTTTTCTTCATTAACATAAAATGAATATGTCATGTATGGTGATTCATCTATTTCATCCATATGAAACCATTTTTTAGATTCATTTAATAAAATAGAACAAGCTAATGGTCTGAATTTTTCTCTCCCCTTGATTTCATTAACAACATCTTTATTTGATGCGATTTTAGGATTGAATATTAAAGATCTGTTTCCTAATGCTCTAGATCCAGCCTCAGACTTACCATTGAATAAGCAAACAATATGATTATCTAATAATAAATTTGCGACATCATAAGATTCAATATTTTCTATTAGTTTTAATTTATTCATATCAATGATAAGCAAAAGATCGAATATTAAAAATTTTATCTAATTGTAATTTATTAACATAAAAACCATAAACCCACAATACTCTTGGTGTTTCACCAACACATTCTGTCACTTCATGGTCTAAATGAGATGAAACATACATTATCATGTCAGTTTTATTAAAATGATATTCTTTTCCTTCAATTAAGGTAACTCCACCATTTTCGGATTGTTGAGTACAAAAATTACAATGTAAAGTATATGAGTTTGGATAATATATTGGATCTTTATGTTTAACACAAGATCCAGGTGAAAAACAAATAGTTGTGACTATTCCATCAGTAAAACTAGGAAAAGGTAAAAAATTATCTTTATTGAGATTCAAATATTCACATATTCTACTTTGAATTTTGTAAACATCCTCACAATATTTTACTTGATAATTTTTATATTGTTCATCTATTCTACCATGAGCATGACGAGTAGTAAATCTTGTTTGTTTTGAATCCGAATTCATTTTTGGATCCATAAAAAATGGCTCCTTATAGTTATTATTTGTCCATTCGGATAATTTTTTTGCTTCTTCTTCAGATATAAAGTTTTTTACAATTTTAATCAATTTTTCAATTTACAGTCTTTGATATTTATAAAAAAAGACCCATACTGGGTCTCATTTATTAGTTAGTTTTTCCAAATTGTTTTACCCTTTCCCTACGCAAACTCAGAAGATTATCATAAGTTTTTTGTTGACCTTCAGTGAAGATAAAATCTTGTTTCCTCCAGATTTCACGAAGTTCCTGGAGTTGATTCATGATTTCGTGTGATTTCATTGTCAGTCGTTAATAGCGGTTACATGAACTACTTTTGCATTTGGATTGCGAGCAAGAGCAGTTTCCTTTGCTTCTTTATAGTCTCGGGCATAAACTTCTTCATAGAAAGTTTTACCTGCGACGTAGAGTTGAACTTTACACTTCATGATTTTTGGTTTGGTTGTTACACTATAGAGACAATTTCAAGGCCCCCATTGTTTTTCATCCTGGGGTCGGATTATTTTGAAATAGTAGGTAAGCATGAGTGACACCAATGCCACTAACATAAGGTAGGTAAAGATACCAACTGAAAATGTCATTTAATTTCAGTAGATGGGGATTTTTTTAGGTTTTCTATTGCTTTAGTACGATAGTATGAATCATAAAGTCGATCATCACGCTGGATTAGAAAGACGTTCCAACCAAGAATGACTGCAAAACCAATCAATCCAGTGATTACATACTTCTTTTTCACTTTGAAGAAACTCCAGAGTTCTTAAAGATCATATTTGCAAGAACAATAATAGCAAGATTCTGCCAGATAGTCAAAGAAACATTAAACCAAGACAAAATCAGTCCAAGCAGTGCTGCTTCAAAAAATAGAGCAGCAACAGTAAGAACAATTACACCAAAAGTAAGACCAAGAACAGTAGAAGTTTTCATCGAATGTAGAGATACTTTTTATTTTCAATCATATGATCTAGAACCTGTGCGAGTTTCTGTTCATATGTGGGATTGTTGTGTTTCAAACACTCGGTATAAGCATCATGGAGACGAGCATAAAGATCTTCCCAGTGAGTTTTGTCAATAGGATTAACTTTCATAGATCAAACAGCAAGAGCAGCAGAAGGAATTTCAACAACTTCAGGAAGTTTGCTATCATCAAACTGGTGCATATTGTAACACACCCACTCACCGTTGCGGAAGACATAGGCATACTCCTCACTATTATCAGGGAGCAGATACTCTGCGAGGTCAGCATCAAGACGTGGGGGGCAATCTTCACCACGAGCAGAATAATACTCGGGACCATAACCACAATCAGGACGAACATTACCCCAGACAGATTCAGTCCAAGGAGAACTCATATCACCACCATCAATCAGTTCAGATGCTTTCTCTTTAGTGTTGTAATGGGTGCGAAGAATACGACCCATCCACTCGGGATAACCATCCCAGTGAGAATAAGCAGACAGAATAGAACCATCTTTGAGTTCGATGCCGATGCGTGAACGAGTTGCCATGATATTGTGTGAAATCAGTTTGCAGTTTGAGAATCAACCTGTTCAATCAGGTCAAGAATATCATCAAGAATCATTTGCCCACCTTCGGGACTCATGTTTGGACGCTTACCCAAACGACAGTCCCAAAGCATATCTTCCCACTTAGATCTATGATCATTCAAAGCATCAAGAAGTGCTTTCCTCTTGAAGTGATCAAGTTGAAGAGTGATGGTGCTCATTGATCAAAAATCGTATTCATTATTCAGAAGAGTGTCAAAAGATTGATCATCATATCCTTCATCCAAATCTTTTAATTCAGGAAGATCAAAGATCTCACCAGGAGCATCAACAATTTCAGACCAGAGTTCGTCGTACATGGTTTGGTTGCTTACACTATAGGAACAATTTGAAGGCCCCCATGATTCTAACAATCATAGAATTTGTCTTTTGACATATATTCAATCTGTTTTTGCAGTTGTAAAATTTCGTGTTCTTGTTCTGCAATTTTCATTTGAAGTTGTTCAATTCGTTCTTGATATTGCATTTTCAAATCAAATTCAAGACGATTCATAGAAGTTTTTATCATTATGTTGTAAAAGATTCTACTACACCAGATTCAACACTTTCAGCAAGAGCATAAGTCCTTGAGTTTAGGATATTTTCTCTCAAGTCACTGTAGTATTTTTCATAAAAATTACCATCATCTTCTGCAGAGATTAAATCAAAACACTCATCATCACTCTCTGCGATTACATTCCACAATCCACCATATTCAGAACTAGGAAAAGGAATATAGTGATCAACGATGTAAAGAAACTTTTGTGCCATTTTTGTTTGTAAATTACTCCTTAATTTTACTTGTCAAACAGATCTTCGTCAATATCTTCATATTTGCATGAATCAAATGCGAAGAGATAAGTTAAAAACCCAATTATAGATCCTAGTCCAAGACCAAGAAAAAAAGTCATCTTAGATAAACTCCATCAGATAATAGTCAACAGTAACTTCAAGTTTTGCTGCTTCTTGTTCATATTTATTTTCTTCATTTTGAATGAACAAATCAATTGAACTGTCACTAATATGTTCTTTGTTTTGATTTGACATTGTGATTGGTGATTACATAATCAAGGCAATTTCAAGGCCCCCATGTTTGAATCTGGATCTTATTCAAATTGGAAACTTTTATTTGTTCTCACAACTGGTGGAGTTTGATATTCTGGTAGAGTAGAAGTTTCAACAAATACTTCTATCTTAGTTTCATCATTCCAATGACGAATTGCATTTGCTATAATAAAACAGTTAGTTACAAAAATACTAAGGAACATTAAAAGACGGATAAGTGCTACTTTATCCGCTTCCCTATCACACTTACTTGCCTTTTCTCCAAGTGCCTTAGCAAGTAGTCTCCAAATTGTTTTATTTTTCTTCATAGATTGATTCTCTCGATTTAATATATTCTAGCTCCTTCCACTGTTTTAGATAACAAATCACAAGTACCCTATAATTAGAGTGAATAGGACAACATTCATAGTTTTCTTTATCTTTTGGTTTTACGACATATTCGATAGTAATATATTCTCTATCTTTGAAGTAAATCCACCCTTCTATACCTTTTGTCCATTTCACATAGTCATTGACTTGTGGTTCGTAGATCATAAATCAATCCCATGAAACATTTTGGAGTAGGAAACCTGGCATTATATATGTCCAGACTCCAAGACCGTCATTACCACCAACTTTATAGTCCCACTTGTATTCGTATTTGTTATGACTATCCCAAGTCATATATCCTTTCTCTTTATCAAATCGTCCTTTAACTGTTAACATAAAACGATTTGAAAAAACATTTCGAGTTCGTAGTGCTCCACCCTTTTCACGCGTTTCAATTACTACACAAACATCTTCAACAAACTCTCCTTTAGTTTCAATAGCACATTTACTTTCATATCGGAATGGACGATATGTAGTTGTTTCTTGTGCAAAAACAGGAGAGGAAAATAAAATTGCAGTGATTAGTAGTAGTTTTTTCATTTACCAAGAATCTCCCAGTGATCGTCACCCAATTCAGGTATCCAAAAGAAATACCTCTTGTTAATAGATGCTAGAAAAAGTTTTCCATCTTTTTTCTGTTCCACTTCACAACTATGAAGTGAATCCATCATGTTTGCAAATCTATTTTTTGCTTTTGATGATTTAGGTTGAACGCAAATAAACTCTTTTTTTGCCACGATTTTAGTCATTCATAACAGATACAATTTCAAGGCCCCCATATTAACCACCCTTCTCTTTCAAACTTCGAACAAGATACTCAGTGAACTCTTCCATTTTCTCAGGAACGACTGAAGAAGGTCTTTCATTGATAGCATTTTTAAGTGCTGTCATTTCCTTCCACTCATCATCTGTGAGATTTACTTTTCCTTTTGATGGAAGTGTCATACTTTTTTGTGCTCCCGTGATTATGTCCATATCCTAACAGTATTTAAGGGAGTTGTTAGGTTTCTTAATATTGTCTTTAGAGTGTTGTAAGACTTCTTAACCTTTATCTTGAAAGAAGTTTCCAAACATACCAGAATCTCCTGGTTTACGATTTTCTAACTTATCAAGAATAGAATCGGTTGCTTGTAGAGATTCAATGCGACTAATAAGATCAGCAATCACACTACAAACCATCGGACGTTCTTGACGTGCAGCATAGGCAAGTGCATTACGCAAACTTGCTTCTGCTTCTTTCAAACTATTTTCTACACTTTCAGATAATGCCATAATCAAAATGCCTTCTGGAGTTCATCACGGAGTTCAGCAACAGCATTGTAACTTGAACCTGCCACTGAAATCACTGCTTGAGTATCACGACACCATACAACTGCTTGCATACTACCAATAGTTGCCCACTGGCCATTGCTAGTTTCATTGGACATATCACGAGCACTAAGTTCAAAATACTTTGAACGTGCTTTGGCACGACAAGAGATATTGTTTGTGATATTTACTGCTGCGAGTGCCATAGAAGGAACAACTCCTTCAGTGCTAACAGATGAAAATGAAAAATTAGCAGACTTGGGTGCTGCAGTGGGAGAAGTTACATTCTCAGCAAGAACTGGTGCTGTAGTCAGTGCGATGGCAGCAGCAGTAAGAATAGTTTTAATCATTTTAAGTAACTCATTTTAGGACAAGATTGGTGAAAAACACCTTCAATGTAGCAAGCTTTGCCTGGTTCATAGTATCTTACCACATTTGGTTTGGGTCGGTCAAGAGAACAATACCCACGATTAGATAGAGCACTCTCAGCACACAACATCAAAGCAGCAGGAGCAAGAAAATTGATAGTATGCATTATACTTTCCTAAGAAGATAAGAACCATCACCTTGATCAACCCATTCTACTTGGTCACCTTCCTTTAGATTTGCTGCTTCAAGTAAATCATCAGGGAAAGTCACAAAATATTGACCACTCGGATCATCCATTTCAACAGGAAGTTGCCACTTAACTACTTTATCTTGTTTAGCATCAAGTTCTACTCGTTTATTGTAATACTCTGCCTCACGAAGATTATATTCACGACACTTTTCTTTTTCTTCTTTTGAGTTTTGATTACAAAGATACTCCAAATCACTATGACCCCAAGGTGGCATAGAAGGTTCATCGTCAAAATTCACTGGACGATGACCAGTCAAAAGCTCAAGTAATCCAAAACACTGCTGTGATTTTTCTTTATGATAATTATATTCGTCTTGTACGACTTTACGAATTACAGAATAGATTTCGTGGGGTGATGCTTCTCCACAAGAAATAGCATCATGTAACCAATTCTCAAGATTTTCTAGAGAATACTTTTTATAATCCATAATCAATCTTCTCTGGGTTTGGGTTTAGAGCACTCGTGGCAGTAGTACGAGAATCCATCACGAAAGTATTTTACCACCTGGAAGTGGTCTTCGTCAAGGGGTTTCTCTACACCACATTTGTCACAAATCCTGTTCTTTTTTGAGTTGCTTACGGATTCGTTTGAGTTCTTTGAGTTCCATTTTAATATTTTTGTAAGCAGTGTCAGCATCTAACTTTCCTCCCATTTCAAGGGCAATGATAATGTCTACTCGTGTTCCAAAATGTGCAAGGGCTTTTTCAAAGTCATCTAACTCATACATCTTTACCAATCCATTTTTCTGCGGTTAGTATATCTATGCGAGTATCAACTGCATCAATAGAGTTCATTATTTCGTAAAGAGTATTTGTTGTTTCTATATTTTCTTCTTCCAACCTCTTAACATCAAGCAAGAGAGACTCATATTTTTCTTCAAGTTCAATTAACTTTGAATAAACATCATTAGTTTCTAAAATCGATTTCTCACTGGGAGAGATGAACCACTTAATCAATTTCCGAATCATTTTTCATACTCCTCAATTCACTTTGTACAAATATCATTTCATCTTGAAGTCTTACAATACGTTCATCAAATGATTTAATCCATTCAATAATCATATACTCTTCGCCAGTTTCGTCATTTTTAACCGTGTAAAAATAATCATTTCTATCTTCATCTTCATAAGGATAAAGACTTTGTTCTAATCTTGATACGATTTGCCAGAGAAATATTCTAAATGTTTTTACCATTATCGAAATTTATACATATTTAACTTTACAATCCATCACTTCAGAAGAATTTAAATTTTTAAAATCATAATCATGATTTTTTAAAAATTCTATTTTTTGTTTTAATGGTATAGCAAAATAATGAATTAGATAAGGTTTAAATGCATTTCCATTTTGATAATGATCATAAATGTCGTATGCTACAGTTTTAACTTTAAGACCATACTTAGCAATGTTTCTACTTACAAGATAATCATCTAATACGTGTTTATTATCATATCCAAAATTTTTTTCTATGAAGGTTAGTGATATTTCGTCAACAAAATCTAACGGATTTTCATAAGGTTTCCATAGATGTCTAGTCATATCACTAAACATTGTGAACCAAGTGCAAGCTCCTAAATTTCTACCATCTCTTCTGGAGTAATTATTTGGTTTAAATCTTATTGGATAAAGATCGCATCCATAAAAAAGAACATTACTTTTATCAAAGAATTCTGTTAAATCTGGACAGTTTGGGTGTATAATTGCATCAGCATCTACAAAAAATGTCCAGTCATAACCCTCACTCATTTCATAAATTTGAAATTTTTCAATATTTACCGGGTCATTTAAAAATTTTCTTTTAGTTATTGGTTTAAAATCTGCACCTATTCTGTCAGCATATTTTTCCATATAAGGAAAGGTTATTTTTTTGATTCTTTCATCATAATTAATATCTAAAGTAACTAAAAGTTTTTTCATCACAATAATCCAACAGATTTCAAATAACGTCTAAATGCCATAAAACGTCCCAGAGATGGTTGTCCTGGAACATTTAGTTGATGACAAATCTCACAATATTCGATCCAAGATGCCCAAGGAGTAGTTTTATCAAGAACGTGATAAGGATATTCTACAGTAGTTCTTTCCAAAATTGTTCTCCCTTTTGAAGTGCTAATACTACGGTCGTATGTTCTCTTGCGTGTCTATCAAGATCCTTTTCTTCAAAGTAAATGTTTGATCTCTCTACAGCACAACGAAACACATCTGCCCAGAGTTGTTGTTTATGCGTCAGTCTGAGTTTCATTTTTGTTAAAACCAAACTTAATCTTTTCTTCTTCTGCACGAAGTTTTTGTGCAAGACCACACACAGTTTCCATCACTTTAAGTGTGTCTTCTGTGGTTGAGTTGTCAGGCATACGACTACGAACAATGTCAAATAGTGGGAAGAATTGCTCTGCTGCCTTTTGTACTTCTTCAGGAGTTAGTGGGTTGTTGTTCATTTTTTAGTTTATGAAGTTCTTCAAGTGCTTTTACAGTTTCTTCAGTCTCTTCCCATTCCCAGGAATTTCCGTTCTTATCAACAAATGTACGAGTTGTCATAGTTTTCCTCCAACAGTTCCTTCATGTTTAATTGTATCATCAGACCATCCTTCTTGCAAGCCCTTGAGGTAAAATCGTGTTGCTCTGACACACTCTTCCTCAGTTAATGCAGTAATCAGACCCTTACCTTCTTTGTCCTTAGAGTCCCACAATCCATACTTCTTTTGCTCCACATAGAAAGCATCATCAATTAATTGTTTTTCCATGATTATGTAATGTTATTTGTCGTTCAAGTTCAAATTTGATTGGGAGGAGATGTGAAGTAAAGAATGCTTCGTAGTTATTCTTCCTCACAAGATTACCAATATTCTCCACTTGTTGTAGAGCAAGAATAAGATTAGTTTTGCTGGTCATCTTTCAAACCTTCAACATGTTCCATAATGACTTTGATGAAGTCTTCTTCAGTCCAGGTGTTAAGAATACTTTCTGTAGGAGAAGTTTCATCCCAGGTGATGGTGAATGATTTGTCTTCATTTTCAGTTACTTGTATTGTCATTTTTTAGATTTTGAATTGCGAGAAGTGTTTCTAGTGGAATCCACGCTGGGTTTTCGTCCTTTACTTGTACCAGAACTTCCTTTACTTTTTGGTTTAGGTTTTTGTTCCACACTTCTCTTACGTTCTTTACTGGTGTCAACGGGTTCTCCATCACGATAGTCAATCTTAATAGTTCTCTTATCTAGTTTATATCTTTCTAGGTATTTGTCAAGGTGTTCCTGACACTCAAACCAGCAAATTGTAGAGTTCTTCTTTTCACCAAACTCAAGACGAAATCCAAACTTATCATAGGGAAATAGTTCTGTGCTAATCACTCTGCTGCCCTCCATTCTTTACGCATTTGTTGATATACAGAATCGTATGCTGCTTTATCTCTTACTTCTTTGAATATCTGTGCTGCTTGTGCTTTTTCGTTTGTTTTCCAATCTACTTCTTGAGGACGTACCTCTCCAGACGAATTGTACTTTCGTCCACTCTTATGATTCGCATACCTTCTGGCCCTAGTGAATCCCATCTCAAGGAATTTTCGTGCCATATCCATTCCAATGAAATCCTTCTGTCGTTTATAATCTTGATACATTTCGTATATCTTAGCAGAAGATTTACGAGCAGTAACCACATCTACAAATCTCCAATGAGCACAAATGTCGTCAGTATAAGGGCGCACCAATAAAACTCCTTGCTCTCCCCTTCCAATACGATAAAGTTTGCGATTCTCTGGAAGTGTGAAGTCCAGAACCTTATAGTCCAAGGCATAATCAAACTCTTTCACGTCTGGGGAAATGTTCGTACTCAACCACTCTACCATACTTGAAGTGGATTCTACAACGGGGCCAATGTTCCCACTGACCATCCCAAGTTGCTGGATAAATCTCCACATATTTGGTGATGGGATGAACATGATACTTACCGTGAACTCCTGTAGGTATCCACTCATAGTTTAAGAATGGATGTTTATCACTGTATCGTGGGTCATCTTCTTCAATAATCTCAAATGTGGAGGTTCCCCTATAATCACCAACCCACAAATAACCAGCAGGGTCTATCCAGAAGTGTGACATCGTGCCACTATATCCTTCTTCAATATCTTTTGTCTGACATTCTACATTTGTAAATTGTT